CTGCCTTTTGTTAAATCACAAGCCATTGTTTCTTTGTTTTATTAGAATTAAAAAAGAGGGCGAGGACATAGCCCAAGCCCCCTCTTGATTTACATTAACTCGGATTAAGAGTAAAGGACTACGTCAGAACCGATTCCGTACTGAACTCCTGCGAAGAAGCGAAGGATTACGCGGATGTTGGCACTTCCGTCAAGATCAGCCATATCAAGTACACGAACCTCGTTGCGCTCATCAGCCAAGCCTGTTCCGAAGAATAGGTTTGAAGCTTCAGCAGCAACCATCTTGTTTGAAGGAAGACCGTTTGCCATAGCAACGCGGATGCCATCAAAGAACAAGTCTCCGTTGCCGTACCACATTGTGCCTTGATTGTCAACACCATTTGCTCCAAGACCCGAAGTTCCGAACCCACCAAGAGCGCGGACATAAGCCTTTGCTACGTTCTGTGGGACATAGATAGTCAAGTCCTCCTTGCCATAAAGGGCAGAAGGGATAGCGTCTACAACTTTACCAAGCTCTGTGATTACGTTTGCAGCAGTCACGGTGGTAGCGGTTACGTCAATAACGTCAGAGTCAGCAGTCATCAAAGAAAGGAATCCGCTAAACTCACCTGCACTTGCAGCGTTGCCGTTCCAAATGTTCTGCTCAATCTTTTGGGCAGTCTTTGAAGCAACGTGGGCAATCAAGAAGTCAGCGAAAGAAGCAGGGATGCTATCGTAAGCGGAGACTCCCATCTGACCACCAATCCAAGATGAGTAGTAGTCTTTCTTGCAAAGCTGCAAGTTTACTTGAAAAGGCTCAACCGCAAGAACGCGGTCGGTCAAAGTCAAGGTAGAAGTTGCATCGAAATCACAAGTGCCATCTTTTACGATGTCGTTGGTGTTCACCTTCTGCAAGGTGGTTTTGTAGTTGACGTTTGGAAGAATCTCAATGAGTCCTTTGTCCAAAGTGTTAGCAGAAAGAAGTGCGGCAGAAATGTACTTCTGCGCAAAAATACCTGCATAGTTTGTGGTGATTGAAGTGGTCGTAGCCATTTTTTATATTTATTATTTGTTGATTCGTGCAAGGACTCGGTCAATCGTCTTTTGGGGGCGGTTGGTACTCATCTTTTGGACTTGCTTTGTTTCGGGGTTGTGCTTGATGGCTTTCGCAGCAGGTGCGGCAGATAGTTCTGCTTTAACCGCAGCCATCTCCTCCTTGTTGGCGTAACCGCCCATCTCCTCACGCATTCCTTTCATCTCCTCGCGCATCATTGCAATTTCTTCGAGAACTCTCTCAATGATTGCAACAACCGCAGGGGCTTCTTCTTTTACCTCTACCTCTGCGAGTTCTACCTCTGCTTCGGGGGCTTCAACTTCTACCTCTACTTCAGTTTCGGTAGCGGCTTCTTTGATTTCAGCGATTACGCCTTCTTCGGTGATGACCAAAATACGGCCATCAGCAAGTAGGTGTTCGCCAATAGGAGCAGCAACTCGGTCTTCGCCACTAATGACAAATACTTCGTTACCTGCTTCAAATGATTCTGCCTCAAGAACGGCTCCGTTCTCAAGTGTCATTTGCTCGAACTTAACCTCGCGGATGGAGGACAGTTCAGCAAGGATGCGGTTAAGGATGTTATTCGCTTTCATATCTAACTAATTAAAGGGGTTTTGATTATTTGTAACATTTTTAAGGATTGATAACTACGGTTCCCTGCCCAACAAGTGAGCCGACACCCTGCGCAGCAAGAGAGCCATCGCAGCATTCGGACTTGTAGGTGTTGTCGGGGCATAAGCACCCACGATTGCCGCCTCGTGGTGAGGCTACGGGGAGTTTTTGTGGTCTATACATTGCCAAGTTCTTTTAGTTTGGATTCTGCCCACCTCTTGCCTGCAAGACCTCCCCATAGCAGGAACGATATTGTTCCGCAGGCTTCGTTGTTACCTTCATCGTAGTATTCTTCGGCTCTTGATAGGTACGAGTACATCCGTGTGATGGTCTCTACGCTTACAGGCTTGCCTTGTGCCAACTGCTGCGCCCTTACCTTACCGACAGGAGTAGCACACTTGTTGCCGTTCTTCTCGTTTAGCTCAATACCACGCTTGGCGTTGTTCTTTACCGCATCAGGGTAGTCAGAATACGAGGCCATCTCGGTGCGTGTTCCCGACTTCTTACGACCATCCCTTTTTATGATAGCGACAATCTGTGCAAGCATCAACGCTGCTTCCTGCTCCTCTATCTGTGCCATCTCTTGCTTGGCAAGGTTTAGCTTGTCCACGAAGTACCCCTCAATAGAGAAGCCTTTGACCTTTCCTGTCTTGACAAAGTTTGTCCAAATTTCGGGGTTGTTAACTTTCATAGATACCATCCAAGTGCCTATTGGCAAATCAAAGCCGTACTTCTTGCTCTTGTCTTGTACGTCATCTTCAATGATCCACGACTCTACAACCGTGAGGCCGTTGATGCCTACCTCGTGTTCAAGCGTAGCGTTGTTCTGCTTGGACTTCTGAAAGAACATCTCGCTTGCTTTGCGGATGGTGGCTTCGCTGAAGTAAACGTAGAACTCCTCCTCGCCTTCAGCGCGGTAGATGGGTTTGTTGGGTACGAGTGCTGCGCCCATAAGGATGCGCTTCTCATCGCTCTGCGTGGCGAACTCCACCCGTTGTGAGTTGAGCGCAATGAAGTCCTCCTCAATCGCAGGATATTCTACAAGGGAGATTGCATCAATGCCCGTGAGCAGCATTGATTCATCAAGTATTAGTTCAATTAGTTTCATCATCCGAATGTTGCGGTTCTTACTCTTTGGCGTTGTAGTTGTTGCGAGGTCGTTACATCACCACCCACAACGTATGCACGGATGGGTTGGTTGAACTGACCACCGATGCTCTGCGCAAGTTGGTTCACACCACCCTGTCCTACGATGTTAAACTGCGGTGGTTGTGATGGCGCAGTAGGGGTAGATGTAGGTGTTGATGGCGTTGAGCCGCCTCCCGTAGGCTGCGCTCGGTTAATGTCACGGATTGATGCAACGGTTGTTGCTGCAAGTGCCGCCAACTGAATGCCCCTATTTATTGAACCAAAGGGTTCTGGTAGCGATGTGCTATTCTTAAATATTCCGACTGCTGCTTGCGCTGCATCTATAAGCACATTTGCTGATGCTACGGCTTTGCTATTCTTGAATAACGCACCAAGCGCACCCTGTACCGCATCAATAGATTGGTTTACCATTGCGGCCTTTGCATCTTGTGCCGCCTTCTCCAATGCCGTTTGAGCAGCCGTTGTCTTCTCTGTGATAGCGACAATCTCTGCCGACTGCTTATTCTCAAGGGCAAGCCTCTGCTCTGCCGATAGTTCATCCAACTGAAGCAAGGCGAAGTACTTATCACGAACTGCGTTTATCTCACGTTGTTGGTCGGTGAGTAGCATCTCGTATGCCTTGTCCAATGATGCGCTCTGCTGCAAATCAAAGTCTGATAATGCCTTCTCCTGCAATGCTGCAAAGGCTTCTTCGGCCTTTATCTTCTCATCGGCTGCTGCTTTCTCCTCTGCCCTCAATCCCTTTACTTCAGTACCAAGTCTTCGCTTGCGAGCGATGCTCGCCTGCTCTAACTCCAAAACACGAGCCTCTGCCTCTGCAATGGCTACCAACTGCTCCTCGTTTACCTCCGATATTCTTGACTGCGCCTTAAGAGCTGAAAGCCTTAGCTTTTGGTTTGCTACTTCTTTTGCCGCTACTTCTTCTTCTAACGCTCCTGCTTTCTCTACCGCAGCGATACGTTCTTCTGTGCTTTTCGTTAGGTCATCAGCAATGAATCGTGCCTCCGCTATCTGCTTGTTGGCCTTTGCACGTTGTACGATTAGCGCACGTTCTGCATCTTCTACGTCATTTAATAATCCTGCGACTCTTGCTCCCTCTTTGGCTGCTGCTATTGCTGACTTGCCGAGTTCACCGATTGCATTGACTGCACCTGCAACCTTGTCGGTGACGTTCTCAACTCCAAGCGCAACCTTGCCTGCTGCATCGGCTGCGGTCTTCGCTGCTGCGGAGAACTCACCCTTTAACGCAAGACTGATTGCTTTACCCAGAGCAGGAAGCAACTCAAGCAAACCTTCAACTCGGTTAAAAATGTTTTCTTTAAGGGCGTTGCCAAAGTCAATCAATGCTTGCTTCGGGTCGCTGAAGGTCTTAAATAATGCTTCTCCAAGCTTAACAAGTACATCTGTAAGTTTGCCAACGACTGCACCAAGTGCGCCCATAACAACCGCTAATGCATCACCACCACGCTCGGTGTTCTTAAAGTAAGTGACAAGAGACGTTACTGCGACTAGCAACGCACCCAAGCCAGTTGCGATGATTGCTCCTTTGAGTGTGCCAAATGCTTTTACCGCACTACCAATGCCACCCTGCAAACTCTTGAACGCAGATACTGCACCGCCTGTACGCTTGTCTAATGCCTCAAGGCCGCTACTGATAGCCTCGTTTGTCTCTTTGGCTTTGGTCTGGGTCTTGTCAGCCTCTATCCCTACGGCTTTAAGCGCAGCAATAGCGGATGTGGCATCCCCTTTAATCTCAATTATTTCAACTGCCGCCATTGTAGCTTAATATATTCGTTCCATCCTTCGGGTAGTTTGTTCTTGCCTTTGGCAATTTCAACGCAGTCACCTGCGCCAAGCCACTCATCCGAGTTTAGTATTTCAATTAAATAACTTAAATAGGTTGGCTTCATACTACGTTGAGGAGTTCAAATGTTGCTTTGCCTGTAGTCATATTTAGGCTCACGTTGTTGATTAGGTACTTGGAGTTGTTCCAGATGATTGCATTCTGGAGGTTCAGCGTGATGATTTTGCCGATAGGCAACACCGCTTCTACGTTGTAGACTCTGCGCCTCTTGGAGTATAGGTCGGTGATGTAGTCTGACCACTCGTTAAAGTAAAGGCTTTGAGTTACCGATTCAAAATGGAAGGGGTCTATGTCCCCACCAAAACAAATAGAATTAGAGTCTGCTGCACTTGAGTAGCGGTTGGAGGTATTAGAATACCAAGCGATGGTGATTTCTTCGTGAGTATTATCTGCGTTTACAAAGCCAACGGGGTTTGGAGTTAAGTTGTAATCATCAAAGTAGCCGTAGAAAAGAATAGGCGCACCCAAATACGGGTTGAACGTGCCATCCTCATTTGCCTCACTTGTAATGCTTTTGTACACCAGTACGTTGGTTAGCGAGTCATCGTGTTGGTCTGTTAACCTTTCAAATAGCGGACATTCAAATGGCACCTCAATTAAGAACTCCTCACCATCAAAAGTGAAATCAACATTCAAATCCCCAAAGCCAACGTCATTGGTCTGCTGATATTGGAAGCCAAGTATCTGCTCTGTGGGTTGGTACTTAAACTCAATCTCCTTGTATAGAGGTGGTCGGTCTACCGTGTACTCCGTGATGTCAAGATAGGTCTGATAGTTTTGGTCAGTTCCTGCTGCGTACCAATCATCCAACGGCTGAAGCAAGAAGCTCGTGGATGTAGTTGGCACAATTACCATATTGTACATCTTCAGAATCCCTGCCAAGAAGTCCTTTACTTTTATTTCAGGCATCAGTTCCGATACTCTAACCGTTGCCGTAATCGTAGCAGAAGATGACATTGAGGCAGTCCCAATTGAAGTAGATGGGAATAGAGTCGCTTGCCACGATGTGAAGCGATAGGTGAGAGCCGTTGAGTTTTGATTAGGTTTAATCCTTAACGAAACCCTATCGCCTGCCACACAATTAAATCCTTGTAATGCAACAAGGTTGCCTGCGGCAATAGTTGGCAGCACAGTTGATGAACGAAACGCTCCATTTACAAATAATCCGACATTGGCCTCTACGCTTAACGTATTGACAAAAACGGTGAAGTTATACTTCCCGTCAGCAGTTATATCAAAAGTATCATTAGCAAGGTCAAAGTTAGTACCTGTTCTTGTTTGGAAGTCTATCTTTTGATACGCTACTGCGTTAGGTTGGTTCTCGTACATATAGCCCTCCTTGCGGTGTAGCCATAGCGACAAGTCAACAAACGGAGTAGCAGCCAAGAACGCTCCTGTGAACGTGATGCCGTACTTCTGCTCTATCGCATCAAGGATAGCCGTGACCTTTAGCGCAGGCTTAAACTCATAGTAGCGGATGCCTCTCTTACCTTGATGACCCTCGCCACCACCACCACCCCTAAAGGCAATGTTGTTTTCGTTGTTAGCACCTGCATCATTTTCACTTTGATAAAACCAATTCTTTACAGGACTGCATAGCGGATAAAACAACGGAGCGTAGGTGTCGGTAGTCAGCCTATCATAGATTGCAGTATCAGTATAGGGGTGGTTTAGTTCTGCAAAGTCAAGGTCGTACAAGTAGTCCTCGCCAAACAAATCAACAAGCGTTACCACATCCCCATAGAATGTCAAGGTGTACGCATAAGGCTCTGTGCCTTTCAACTGCACGTTTTCCAGCTCTATCACCCCTGTGCGGAATGGCAAGGAGTTGATTTCAATTCTTGCTTCTTGTCTTAACCTTCCGTCAAAAGTATTCACAACACTCGCGCTTGTTGAACCTGCGTTCCAAGCCGTGTTAAAAGTATTCCAAGTGATGCCTATGCTATTCCATACAGGACTGCCTCCTGTCTCCGTAGTAATTAGCGACTCCGTTATATTAGTATTGTAGTAGTGCTGAAGTATCTCATTATTGCGTGGGCTTGCGGGAATAGTAAACCCCTGCGTAAAGTCCGTGAAGACCTTGCTAATGTCCTGCACGTTCTGTACCGATAGGTTTATGCTTATCTCTTCATCATCAAAAATATCAAGGCGAAAGCCATTGACGTAAATATCAACCTTGTTCATCGTACCAAACTGCGCTCATCAAAGCCAAAGTCAAAGGACATTGTGTAATTGATAAGCTTTGTGTTCACGCTCTTTTGGTATTCTATGGTTCCACGATTCGGAACTGCACTCACCCAGTTGCTATTGGTATAGACCGCAACGTACTCACTCATTAGAATGTCCTCAATAGTCTCATCGTAGTCTTGGTCAACGAACCCTGTGTTTAGAGTTAGGGTGTTGCGAGAGTTCACATTGAAGGATTGGTACTTGCCTACCTCCAATGAAGGAGTGGTGAAGCCATCGTTGTAGATGCTCTTTTGGTAAGAGTCCTGCGTGAAGTTACCGCGCTCATCGCTGCGCTTGAAGAACGTGATAAAGTCAGCAACGCCAAAGCGGTTGATGAACGCCACCTGCACGGGCGTGTACTTTGCCTCACATTGAACATAGTACCTCACCGTTCCAATCGTGGTATTTGATGCGTTCTTTAGAATTACATCGTAGTACTGCCCTATGCCACCATTAGGTTGTGCGCTCGGCTTTAACTCGGAAGGCAAAAAAGGATTGTTCTCAAGGTTTGCTGCGCCAACGCCTGCATAGATTACAAGGTTTTGTGAGTTATTGGTTGCGCGTGTTGGTGGGGCGGTGCTGACGGAACTCACATAAAAATCATCGGAATCACCACTCTGCCAACTGATGATAATTTTAGCAAGACCATTATTTACGCTATTGTTAATCGCAAGGGATTCGTAGTTACCGACAAGCACCTGCCGATTGCGATTCGTGGCAAGCACGGCCTGCGTTACCGCAACAGGGGCGATGTTATCACGGGTAGCCCATCCATCAGTTGTGAGGTATGCGTATGCGGTAGGGGATTCATCTGGGAAGGTTGCGTTGGCGGGTGCTGCGCCGTTATTAGAGAATGTCACAGAGCCTTCGGGTACTATCCACAACGCCTCACCCTGTGGGCTTTGCGTGTAGCCTATGTCATTCCATACGCTGAAGTCGTGGTAGAACTCCGAGCGCACAAGGTCGCTGATTTCAAAGTTGATGACTTGGTTTATGGAGTAGTCTTTGCTCAAAGAATAGTTAAACGAACCCGATGCAGCAAGCACCCCCGTACGAATGCGGAGGTTTAAGTCCATCTCTGTGAGCGTGTCAAGCGCAAGAGCGTTGTTCTTTGCCGTGATAAATTGTGGGCTTCTTGCCATAGCAAGGCTGCTCGGTGTGGAAAATACAGGTGTACTCATTTAATGGTTCTAAAGTCTTCTTCTGTTAGTTTGAATGCCTCTACTAATTCGGGCGGTAATTTTGCAAAGCCAAGTTTGAATGGTGTGGTAAAGAAATTAGTTGGTCTAATACCCTGCCGAAATACGGACTCACGGACTGCAAACGGATTCAGCCCCTTGCTCTCTGCCCAAGCCTTGAATGCAGATACTGGCGGCTTCTTGTCCTTGTAGGAAAATGGACTGTTGGGTGCGTTCTGCTTCCATATCTTGCCCTTGTTGTTTGTTCTCTTAAATGCGCTTGTAGTCTTTCTTGTGCCTCCTGCGCCCTTTACTCCCTTGTCTTGGAACTCACCATAGTCCTCCATAAAGAAACTCATTGAGAACTTATCATTTGAGTAGTACACGCTATACCGAAGTGAATTGTAAAGGGTCTTGTTAAAGTTGTTCTTTCCTTTGGTCAGATTACTCCTCGCCTGCTGAATGACATATTTGCCAAACTTAATAAGTACCGCAGCAACCAAGTCCTCCCGTGCCATTTTAGCAGGTGCTTATTTCGGTGTTTGCAAGCAGCACATCAAAGGTAGCAGTCCACCCTGCAAGCAGGTTCTCAAACCTCTCGCTGAAGGGAACGCAAGAGGCAGTACCATCCAACTGGTAAAGGTCGGTGTACAGAGTACCCCTGCGTAGTTCTGTGATGACATCGTTGATGACTGCGAGCTGCGTATTCAAGATATTCTGCTCGTTGCTCACGCCATAGAACGGCTCTGCCTGCAAGCGTGGGTTCTCTTTGGTCTCATCTACCAAGTCCATACAAACAAGGCTTACATTCATACGGACTATCTGTCCATCAAATGTTGCTTGGTTGATGATGATGTGCGACAAAGGGAAGATGGTCTGCTTGTTTAGGTCTATGTCAAAGATATCCCCTGTCGTTACCACGCTGACTTGGCTATGCGCCTCAAGCGTGTCTTTCAGCTTGGTGGTGATGTCGTAGAACTGTCTCATTTTATTGACTTTTTTATTAGGTCGTTTTCAACCTCTTGCTTTTGCTTTTCAAAGGTGAGGAAGTGTAGGCATTGGTGGATGGGAAGTTGTGTAATTGACTCAAACTGCCTAATGTCTCCCTTAGCGAGTTGATAGATTGTTGCATACCATCCCCATTGCTTGGCGAATTGTCCTTGCTTGGAGTATTCGTTTGACTCTTCGCCTCCAAAGAGGTCAGCATAGCTTGCAGTAACTCGTTCCCTAAATGCCAAAAAAAAAGCGTTGCGCCCATCGCAACATTCATCGGGGCTTGCTTCATCTGCTCCGAGTACTTCCCTGCTCCCTCGTATGGCTCTATCAGGTACCGATGCTTGACCTCGCTTGTGATAGGGCGATACAATACCGCCATTGCTTTGTGCAGGTCTTGCACGTCTTGCAGGTAACCGTCAAGGTCAACGAACTCACCGTAGGTGATATTGTCAAGCTCTGGTATAAACCCGTACTTCGTGTCCCCCATCGTAAAGGTTGGCGTGAGGCTTGGCTTCTCGTTTATCATAGCACTTATGTGCTTGCTGATATGGCTCACATCTTTGATGCGCACATTCGGAAGCTGCGCAAGAGGCACTCCGCAGAATATCTCAAGCATCTTGTGGGTCAAGAACTCCTCATCGCCCTCCAACCTCGCAAAGCGTTGGTATTGGTCAAGCGTTATCTCCGACAGGGCGGTGGGTACAATTACCTTTAGTTCCATTGTATTAAAATAACCTTTTAGTTTTAGCGTATGGCATACCTGCCAAAGTTAGGTCTGCTCAACTTGTTATACGTTGCATAGCGCAGCGCATCTATGGCGTGATTGAATGCATCGATGGGTTTGTTGAGCAGGTTGCCGTTCTTGTCCTCTACCCATTTGTAGTTTTGCAATTCTTTGATTAGGTTGCTGCTTCGTGGGGTTACAAATAGCTTGTGCCGCTTCAGCACGTCAATACCCACTATGACGCTATCTGCGCCCTTCTGCGTGGGTTTCACGTTCCATCCCATACGATGCAGCTCCTCAATAGATTTGGGTTCAGCAGAGTCAGCAAATACCTCCGTGCGTCTATCAAGGCCAAGTGAGGCAAGTACGTTGCTGATATCGGGGTTGGTCATACCCGTGCGGTAAATCAACTCATCCACATACAGATTGTCCCCCGACTTATAGACCGCCACAAGTGCGGTTGGGTCGTTGGTGTACCCGAAGTCCATCCCGTGACATAGGAGCGTGGCATCCGTTGGTATCTCGGCCTGCCCATATTGGAAGATGGTAGCTCTGCTCATCCCACGTTCTCCGAGTCCGTAGATTCTCCAATAGTCATTGTCCGTATGTTGCAGCCTCTCTATCTCCTCCACGATTGAAGCATCCAAGAACGGATTGTCAAGGTAGGTTGACTGGATGTAGGTGACATCATCCCTCGTTAGCAGCTTATCGTAAATCCAATGGAACGCATCAGAGGGGTTGTAGTCAACCCATATCTTGCCTGTTGTTCTTATTAATAATTGAAAAAAATCCTCAAAACTCAATTCATTTGTTTCATTGCAAAAAAGGTAGTCACGTCTTGCTCCTCGTTTCTTTTGAGGTTGGTCAAGGCTGATGAATTCAAAGAGGTTGCCATTGAGCGTGTAGGTGTAGTCGCTCTTATTATGCCGTGCCTCATCATAGAGACCGTTGGCATTTAGAATCTCAAAGAAGTCACGATAGGCCGTCATCTTGAGAGACGGCAGCGACTTGCGCACGATGGAGTACACCTTGCCTTTCTCCTCCATCGCCATCACGATGAGCATCTGCAAAATGGAGTAGGTCTTACCAGAACGGCTACCGCCTTGATTGACTACTATCCGAGTTTTAGCGTTGTAGTTCTTCTCAAAGAGTTCGCTACTCTTTAGGTTTAGTTCGGACAATCTCTACCTTGATTTTCGTTAGCTCATCCGATACCTCATGCGAATTCTCCACCCTTGCGAGTTTGGGAGTCGTGTACTCCGCCATCTTGTTCAAGAGGTCAAGTGCGCCCTTTGGGTCATCAGCAGCAACTTGGGTGAGCCATAGGGTCATATTCTCAAGGTTGGCTTCGATAAGGGTTTGGAATGCCTCTCGTATTTTGTTGGTGGTCTTGTTTGGTGTTCCGCTTGGCCTTCCTGTGTTGCCTGCTATGAACCTGCCTTTGTCATCTTTCATATCCGTTCAGTTCCGTTATTTTCGGTTTGTATCTAAATAACCCTTTTTGCGAGGTGGTGATTGTGTGTTGCTTTAAGTCGCTCCTTAAATTCTTTAATATCCCCGTATGCAACGTGGCAAGGTCGGCATAGTGCCATCAGGTTTTCTATGGTATCAGCAATTTTGCTTCCACCCATTCCACGAGATTCTATGTGGTGGATGTCTACGGCTTGGCCTTGACATACCTCGCAGGGGATGAAGTCAGTTGTGGAGTAGCCCATCCCTTTGAGGTAGACCTTTGTGTGGTTCTTCACCTTTGGTAAATCCAACAGTCATCTATGAACGTAGCACGGGGCAGCAGTTCATCTACCGCTTGGATTACACCCTTCCAATGTTCGTGGTAGTCATCTCCTGCGATGAAGCCTCCCTTCTTTACTTTAGGTAGCCATAGCTTGATATCCTCCTTTACGGCCTCATAGGTATGGTCAAGGTCTATGAATACCACGTCAAGGGATTCGTTCAGAAACATTTTTGCAGCTACTTTGGATGTTCCTTTGATTACATTGTATTTACGGTCTCCCATATTCTCCAAGAATAGCTCGTAGATGTCGTTGGTCTTGGCGAGCTTGTAGTAGGAGTCTATGTACTCTGTCGTTCCTTTGAAGGAATCTATGATTGTGATTTCTTGGGATGTTGCTTTGTCGCATAGGTAGGCTGATGACTTACCGAGCCACGCACCCAGTTCAACGAATGTGCCGTCTTCTGGCATATTGGCAAGAAGGTAGTCGTATGCTGCTTGGTGGTTAAACCACCCGTCTATTTGTTTGCTCGTTTTCATTTTAGGGCGTTATAATAGCAAAGGTACTGCTCTACGCAGATAAGTGTTCCTTGCTCGGATGCTGCTTGTGCAAAGATGCCATCTGCCTCGTAGGTCATCTCAAAGCGTAGGTTGGGCAGGTCGTATGGCTTAAACATATAGCAGGCGGTATCTATGTTGCCGACTTGTGGTTGGTCGGTAGGGCGTAGCCTACCTATTTGCCCCCACGTTACGATAGAACAGTCCAAAGCGTTTAGGTTGTTCCACTCCTCAAGGAACTTTGGGTGCAAGATGTTGTCATCATCTAAATAGTAAACCCAATCCTCTTTGGTAAAGGAGTCAGCATACAAGTCAAGGAACTCATTGCGGAGGGGGTGGCCTGCGTTACCTGTGCGTGTGGAGTAGTGGGTGACTGATGCGCTTGTTGCTCCCTTGTAGTTGGTAGAGGCATCCATCATCACAACCCACGTTGCGTACGCAGGGATGTGTTGTTTTAGCCTTACAAGGTTGTGAGGGCGTGAGCAGGGCGTGACTATGTAAAGCATCGTAGTTCGTTTATTTTGTCCATCGTGAAGTCTTGCACAAACTCGTATAACGATTCCGTTAGGTCAGCCACTTGGTTAGGGTTTTCTTTTAGCCTCTTGATTGCTCCTGCCCATTCGCTTGGGTGCTTGATGGCAATGCAATTATTCTTTGTGATATAAGGTGAATAGGGTTGCGTGTTGCTCACTATCATAGCACACTTGCTGAACCCTGCCTCAAGCATCTTTAGGTGCGACTTGCACTTGGCAAACTCGGATGTCGTAAGCGGCACGAGGCTCACATCAAAGAACTCGTAGAGCTTGTGGTAGTGTGTTGGTGGCATAGTGGGCAGCCTATGGCTTGCCTTCATAATGTCTGGGTAACCATCTACCTCTGCCACATACCCTTGATAGCCCTCAAGGTTGATTGTGGACTCCTTTACGTCTAATGCATGGTGGTTGCCTCCGATATACCCGAAGCGTACTTCTTCGCTTGGTTCTCTCTCTACCTGCCACGTTGCTACGCTGATGGCGTTTGGTATGATTCGGATGTTGGTGTTGTATTTCTTGACCTTTGAGGCAAGGTGCTTGTTGGTCACCCATACCTCATCAGCCGCTTTCATAGAGCGTACGATGCGAGTTCTCATCTGCTCAACGTAAAGACCTTGCAAGGGATGCGTGGGGGGCAGCACCCACCAGTCATCGTTATCAACGATTAGTTTGATGCCTTCCTTGCGGCAGAGTTTCACGAAGTCATCAAACGGCTCAACAGGGAATGCACGACTTGCAAAGATGTGAGTAACCTTTGGCCACATCTCGGGGTCTATGTCCGTTATCTTCTCAATGAAAAAGACATCTACATCCTTGTGGCAAATCAAGGGTGCAAATGTCCTGTGGTGCGATACACCCGAATTCTGCTTGTGGAAGGCAAGCACAAAGGGTCTAATCATAAATTAGCCTCTTGGTCTTTGAACCATTGCGCCATCGCTTTGCGGTCTAAATACTTTACCCACATCCGAGCAGCTACTGCTCTGCGTTGGGGCTTGAAGGGGTAGGTGCTACGGAGCCTTGCCATTGCTATCCTCATAAATTGCTCTCTCATAGCGATAAGTCGTGTTCGGTTAGTAGC